CTCTTGGGCGATACGCAAATGACCACAGCTATCTTCATCCGCTCGTACTGGCGGGACGCGCCTTGGCTGGAGTACGCGCTACGCAGCATCGGCAAGTACACGCGCGGCTTTGCTTACGTCATGGTAGTAGTGCCCAGCCGGGATCATGCCTTTTTCGCGCCCTTGCAGGCCAAGTACGGCTTCCGCCTTTACGAATATGGCGTGGTCAAGGGTAAGGAAATGCTGCACTCCGAAGTCATGCTCTGCCGCGCCGATGAAATTTGCCCGGATGCTGACCACATTCTCTTGACCGATTCAGATTGCGTCTTTTGGGAGCCAGTGACGCCGGCGGATTACATGGTGAAGGGCAAGCCCGTGATCTTGGGCAAGTCTTTCGCCACACTTGCCAAAGAAGTGGACAGTCCTTCCAGCCAAGCTATCGTGCGCCAATGGCTGCCGGCCGCCCGCAATGCTTTGGGCTTCGAGCCTACACATGAGACCATGACACGCCATCCGGCCATCTTTCACCGGGGCCTGTTCACGCCCTTCCGCGCCGCCGTGGAGAAGCACACGGGCCGGGCCTTTGATGACTACGTGCTGAGTTGCCGCAACGAATACCCGCAGACCTTCCCCGAGCTAACCAGCTTGGGCAACTTTGCGCTGCACGATTTCCAAGACCAGTATTTCTTTGCGGACTTGGACGGCCCGGAGGCCAAGGCCACGTCGGACAGCGGCGCGCCCGTCACAGCCTCAAAGGTCAAACAGTTTTGGAGTCACGGCGGCATAACCCCAGCGTTAAGAACAGAATTGGAAGCCATCTGTGCTTGACCTTTCGCGCATAACACTCGTGACGGTAGCCACACGAGAACATGCCGTATGCCGTGAGGCCATAGCCAAGCTGCGGGAAGTGGCGCGCTTCGGCAAGGTGATAGTCTTCACCAACGCGCTTGAAAGTTATCCTGAATACCGCCGGTCTTGGGTGGCCTCGCGCGGCTGGAAAGATTGGTGTGTCTGGCGGCTCACTGAGTTTCCAAAATTCCGCTATGAGTTTTCAGACTTCATTTTGTTTGTAGAATCGGATGCGGCCATAGTCAATCCCGCAGCCTGGACGGACAAGTTTTTTGAATGGGATTACATTGGGGCACCGTGGCATGACCGAGTAGTGGGCAATGGCGGCTTCACGCTCATATCTCAAAAGTTCCTGGCCGCGCTGGACAAGCTGGACTTGCCGCCCACAGTCGAGGCTTGCCACCCATGCGACTTTAAAATGTGCCGCGATTACCGGGCCTGGTTCGAGGGTAACGATTGCAAATTCGCGCCGGCGGAAGTGGCTGACAGGTTCGCAAACGAGACCGGGGATTATCTTGGCGCGTTTGGCGTCCATAGCCGGTACATGCTGGACTTGGCGCGTTGGAAGGCCATGCTCAGTCAGTCGCCAGCGGGTCGGGTATAGGGTCGGGCCAGTTCCAATCCGGTTCCTCGTCGTCATACACTTTCAAAATACCGCACCGGCAGTTGTAGCCCGTGAAGCCGGTCTCAGGGTTCCATAGTGACCATATCGGATGATCGAGCGGCGCGCGGGAACCGTCCATAAGATCGTGTGTCGGGCGGACACGCAGATCGCCAGCCGTCACGTACTCATACCCTATGAGGTATTCCCGCAAAACCGGGTCTCTATCAGCCTGCCAGGCCCCAGCTCGATAAGCCTTCTGGACTTCCGTTCGAGTCAAAGTTTCCAAGAGCCAAGGTTTCTCAGCCGTGATTCCCGCGGCTTCAAAGGCTTCCGCGAGCCGGGATATGCCGCCGCGCACATGCACACCGCTTTCTATGATGTCCTTCACGGCCTCTTCGAGCTTTTCTTCCAGCACGTCGTCCGCGTTGCGCAAAATTTCGTAAGCATCCCGGCCATATTTTTCTTTGAGCGTTTTTACCTGTGCCGCTGGCAGGTTCATCTTTCTGGCATAGGCTGCTATAGCATCGCCGAAACGGTCCAGACTCAACTTGCGCGTCTCGCGTTGGTGCTGGGCCAAGTCGAGCACGGAGCGGTAGCGGCCTTTGAGCCAAGCCGTCAAGGCCGCATCGCCCAGGACGGGCGCGAAGGCTTGCAAATGGTGCCAGAGCACGGCGCCGAGGTCTTTCACGCTGCCCTTGCGCTCAAGCCAGGCTTTGAGGGGCACACGGTCAATGTTGGCGCAAACCGTGCGCGCGGCATTGTCAGCCACGCGGCGCACAGCGTCTTGGTCGCGTTGGTGAAAGCGCAGTAATTGACGGCGGTGTAGATGGGAGCGCATCAGGCCCCCTTGGATTTTTTGGCCTTCGTGATTTTCTTGCCCATGCGCCGATACGTTTCCCGCGCCAGAGAAAGCGAGGACTCAGGCGACTCGCCTTTGCCGTCATCCGCAGGCTTCACGTCATCCGGCCCGATGTCCTCAGCCGTGTCTTTTACCGGCAGATCGGCTTGCTTGAGCAAGGCTGGCATGTCCACAGCCTTCAGGAGCAAGTCTATGTTGGACGGCTCAACCATAAACTGCTGGACGAAGCCTTGGTAAAATCTTTTTTGCGCAGCCGTGAGCGGCACACGGACAACACGAACCGTACCGGCGGACGCCCGGCCAAAGTTTACGGCCAGTATGCGGTTCACAAGCTGCTTGTTCCAAGTCGAAAGCATGTCATCCAGCACGGATTCACCCACAGCCGCAGCTATTTCGCCGTGACTCTCGGAGTCCGCGCGGCTGCCCCCAGTCTGCGCTTCCGTGGCAGCACGTTCGGGCACCAGCCAGCCGCGCATCATCAGTTGGTCATGGTAAGTCATTAACTCTTTAAACTCTCCGCCGTGGCTGTCTTTGGCTTCGATGAAGTCTATAAACCAGGTGCGAAGTTTAGACGGGTCGCCGCCGTTGCGCAGTATGTCCGCTATGTTGGCATTGTTCATCAGCATATTCGGCATAGCCACGCCGTCGCAGTCTTCCAGAGCGGCCATGATCTGCCGGGCTATGTCGAAGTTGGAACGCTTGGCGCCGCTGGCCTCCACGTCCTCGCCTTGCGGGTATATGATTATCGGCGTCGCGCCAGCCACGCGCTTGGTATAGCGTTGCAGCCGCTTACGCAGGATTTCCCATTCAGCCCAAGCCGTCTCACGGCAATTCTCGTGTCGGGACCGCCCGTACAAGTTGCCCGGTTCGGCGTCGTAGCTGTAGAGTATGGTTTTCTCAGTCGGCAGCTTCAAGTCTTCCTGTTTCAGCCCGGCATAATTGCCGTGGTCGGCGTCCACCAGGATTTCCGTCATTTCGGGGCACAGAGGCTTGAGTCGGTCAGGCTTCTGGTATTCGCCATCGTCCACCCATATTTGTTCCCAAGACTGGAAGCCAAAATCCAAGGCCAGACAGGCCCAGGATAGCCAGTCGCCCAAGAGTTCGTCGGCCACGTCCTGCACAAGCTCCACCGCGTCTTCGTTGGCGTCGTCATCGTTTTCCACTATCCACTTGGCTGACCGGCAGGGCGAAGTGGCTATTATCCTGGCCAGCGCAATCGTGGGATTGTTGCGCATTTGCCTATAAGTCTTGAACGTGCCGGGGTGAGGCTTGGTGTAATCCCGCTTCTCTTTGCCGTAAATCAGGACGTTGAGCGGGCCGCTGGGGCCGCGCGCAAGTTGGTTTTGTCGGACAGTTTTTTCGCCGATTTTCGGGGCTTGATCCGGTGGTGTGTCTGTGGATTTTTCATTGCGGGTTGCCATGTAAGTTCTACGCCGCAAGCACTATCTGCCGCGCGAGACATAAACCGGCGAGTCCACCGCTAATGGATTGTTGGCAACTTGCCCACCATTGAGGTTTGGGCTGGCAGTGGTAATGCGTTGGCTGCCGAAGGCCCACTCGCCGCCACGCATTTGTAATAGGTCACGATAAAGGGGCCGCAAAAAGCAAATGGCATAGCCCGCGCCTGAACTGGCGTGAGACAGCTTCGCCTCGTGTTTGTCCTCAAGACCTTGCGCGTCTGGTTTCATCTTGCGCAGGTCTTCCAAGAGCCGGACGCAACGCGGATGAATCCGCACATGGATTTGATTATCAACATCGCAAAGGGCTTCATTGACGGTGTTCACGCGGTCTATCACGGGCGGATTAGCTGCTGGCCTTCGTATGCGATGGGGCACGCTCGCCAAAGCCCGCTGCATGATGTCATAACAGGAATCACCCGAACCGGCCCACTGACTGCCGCCCGTGGCATCGCCATAAATTTGCAGTTCCTTCCACTGAAAACCTGTGGGTGCGCGCCGCTCTTGTATCCAGGACCGCAGCCGGTCACAGCATCCGCGTACATCTATGCGTTCCTCGTGAATTTCGTCCAAAAAAAAGAACAAGTCTTTTTCAGCATCATATTGAAAAATCTCCACATGGTTGCCCGGTGAGATATTGAAGTCCCATGCGGTGCAAAGCGGAAGGTCATGGCGAAGTGCTATGGAATCGTCAACGTTGTTTGGGCTAAAGCGCCGATAGAGCCGGTCGCAACCAAGTTCAGGAGCTTGCTGATAAAGTGCGGCCCATACCGCCGCGCCGGCCGCCCGCCGTTCCCGTAGCATGGCTGTCTTATCGAAACGCTCAGGCCACAGGGGATCACCTTCGGCCCGGCCAAGCGGATCATTGACTTCGGCCAGCGCCGGAAGTCGGATAACCGTCCATTCACCGGGAAACTCGGTTTGCAATCGCGCGCAAATATCGTCATCCGTCCAGCGCGTCATGGCTACAATCATCGTGGCATTGGGTTCCTTGCGCGTGGCGAAGGTCGAGCGCCACCATTCCCAAAGACCTTGCTTGCTGGAATACGAGTGCGCTTCTTGCCAGTTTTTCACCAGATCGTCAGCTATCATAAGATCGCCGCCGCGACCGCTGATAGCGGAGCCAGCGCCAGCGGCTATCATGCCTCCGCCTTCGGGAGTGTGCCAGCGGCCAACAGCCTTAGAATCATCGCGCAGCGCAGTTGTCAGCATCGGATTGGTGGCAAACTCATTGCGGACTATGCGGCCCCAATCGTTTGCCAGTTCTTCACCGTAAGCCGCCAACAGTACGCGCTTTTCCGGCCAAGTGTTGAGAAACCAGATGGGCAACCAGGTGGAGATAAAAACGCTCTTGCCATGGCGCACGGGCATATTGATAATCAGCCGCCCGTTGCCCTCTATGATTTTTTGGGTGACAATCTGGCCTATGTGATTCAGGTGACGCGGACATTGCCACTTGCCGCCGCTGGCGCGTTGCGCAAAGGTGTGGGGCGCAAAACGCCAAAGTTCTTCGGCCATTTCAACGGGAATAGGCATTGGCCGTCTCCCGGTGAGAGTACACGCTGCCGCATTGCCGCCCACAGGTGATTTGCTTGGAATATTTGTTGACGGTGAATTTCTTGTGGCAAACCGGACAGGTTTTCTCCACGTTGCAAACGCCAGTCCTGTAACGAAAATGTAGGTAGCAGGCCATAGAACACCACCGCTTCACGCCTTTAACAGCCTTACTGATAAACTTCTTACCACACTCCTCACATATTGCCTGGCGAGGCTTTGGAGCCAACTGCCGCATAAGTGAAAGCCGCTCTTCCCGGCTCTTGCCTGCAAACTTTTCTTTGGCGTGTTGTCGTTGATGCTCTCCACCCACAACACAGGCGAGATTGGAAATATTATTATTGTCCCTGTTGTGATCCAAATGGTGAATGTGGCAGCCCGCCGGTATCGCCCCAAAATGATGTTTCCAAACTGCTTGATGCAAACTCTCAGTGAAACTTCTCCAATATCCCTGACTTCTGGTTTTATAGTATGCGCGCCCGTTAAACATGACTTTAGGCTGTGCCATTTTTAATCCTCCACTTCTAAGCATATTATATTGAAATCAATAGTCAAGACTTTTCCAGCGGTGTTTCTTTTACGCTGGCTTCCGCAAGGGCCAATAGGTGTTCGCGGGCTTTGGGGTCTTTCATAAGCGCCAATATCTTTTCCCGCCACGGGTCGGCGTCAGGCGATTTATGCTCAACCACCACATGTTGCTCAAGCGGGCCGTAAGCACATTCCAATACCAGCCGCGCCGCGTTTGTGTTGCCCTTCATGCCGTGCATAAATTGCCGTTCAAGAAAGGCTTGCAAGGCTGGCAGTTTGGCGTAGGGCGCGTCTGCCGCATCCGGGGCTTGGTGTGCTAATATCGTGGAGGTCTTGCAGAGCATAATGTGTTTCATCCACGTTTGCACAGACCAATTTTTACGGGAGTTACCAGCCGGGTTGCCGCGATAACCTTTTTTCCACGGAGGCCGTAAATTTGCCAAGCGCCGTTCCTTGCCGGTTAAGGTCGGAGTAGAAGGCGGTATCGGTTCAACTTTCGGTTCATCCATATTTCATAAATCCACAAAAAAGCCAGTGAGTCCACGTGGCACTCACTGGCCTAAATCCTGGCCGCGTTCAGCGTACCGGGAAAATCCGCACGCCTTTCGGGCTTCGCCGGCCAGTGCCACCAGCGCCACGAAAGCCGCGGACGGGAGCGCCGCCACTTTTTTGGTAGCGGACAAGGTTGAACACATTGTTAAACATGGTTCACCCCATTTCTATATTAACCTACGCCTTCAATGAGGGCTAAACTCGCCAAACTCTCGCTTTGAAGCCAAGAGCCGTACTTGAATGGCCTCTTGTTTTGACTCGTAAATTCCCAAATATTTATACACGCCATCAACTTGAAGCTGTACCTTCCATTTTTTTATTGAAGCTATCCAGCTTACCCAGGCAGTTCCCGAAGTATTGTACCTGAGAAGGCATTTGTTTTTCATGTTTTGGTTGTGAGTACAGTCGCGCAAGTTTTCCCGGCGATTGTCCAAGCCATCGCCGTTTTTGTGGTCCACTTCGTTGCCGCCGAAAATTACCAGTGAGTGCATACCGAAACAGTGTTTGCGGCCATTGACGTCTCGCATATCGGTTATCGCGTAAGGTTTACCGGAACTTGAGAAAGTAACGCGCCACTTCCATTGACTTAGCCAGTCAAAGTACACATCGTCCACCAGGGCTTCATAACCACGGGTGAGTTGGATTTTTTTCATGGCGCTACCCACTTTCAAAAAGCCGCGCGCCCGCCTTGGACCGCTTACGGGCGGTGCATCCGTGATTTCTCCCGGACACAAGGCCGGGGCGCGCAGCAATCTTAAACGTCGTGGAACCGTAAGCTCCAACGTCACATATTAAGCGGTTTTCCATGCGCGTCAATCTCTAAATTCGTGGGGCCACCTGGAATATTTCGTTTGCCTTCCTGCACAACTTCAACAGCCCTGGCCATGTCTATCGTGACCGGCACGATCTTCACGGCTACGCCCTTGTATCGTTCCCAATATCCCAGCGCGCTTTGCCGCGCCTCCCAAGAGTGCTCTTTCCAGACTTCCGGCATAACTTCCACCGTACCGTCTCCGCGTTCGATAACTATGGCAAAGCGTTCGATGGTCATATTAAACCTTTAGGTTCAGCGTCCCTTGCAGCCGCCTGTCCTTGCCAGCCACTTCGATTATCACGCCCGCGCA